TAACTAATTGAAAATCAGTTAGTTACATTATACATATAATATAACCTTTTATCTAAAATGTTTACAAAATAGGGAGGGGGAACCCCTGCAAAAATCGACCAAACGGGGTTTGTGACTTCCCACAAAAATTTTTTATTTTAATTTTTTAATTTTCGATTTTAACATTTCGAGTGTTAATTGTTTAACACTTGGTGAAATGGTGTAGTTAATATTGTGTGAAAAAAGCGTCATTTTGGGGGTAAAACGAGGTGTTTTTTATGTTAATTGATTGTTAAATGGTGGTTGTTTTGAAGCAATATGGGTGTTTTTGAAGCAATTTTGCTCTCAAATGGCGAGATTTTAGAAATCATTCGCAATGCCTTTAAATAAAGGTGTTTATCTTTGTGCTGTGAAGCAAAATGAAGTAAATGAAGTAATATTTCTTAATTGGGTATTATAATATTTATATTATTGTTTTATATATAGTGGAAAAAGGGATAAAATCATCACAGGACGGATTGATACGCCAGTTGCGAGACGAGTTTGCATCTGGTGTTGATAAGAAGCGTGTTGTAGAGGCTTTCCATCAGCAGCGTTATGGTGATAGGCTTTATGATTACCAGAATCTCGTATGTGATATTGGCAGGAAGTGTCTGCGAAGTCTGCATGGTGTTGTGTATTACTTTGATGGCATGGTATGGAAGCCTTTTGACAAAGCCACTAATAGTTGTATGGAGTATGCCTTGCGTGATGCTTTGCGTAAGTTGGGTATTGGTAAGGATGATATTGTCAAGAGTAGTCAGAAGTTGGCTGGCAGTCTGCGTGATGGTGCTATTATGAGTCCTTTGGGTGTAAGTCCTTCTTTGGTAGGTTTCAGGAATGGTGTATGGGATTTCTCCGATGTGAGCAATCCGATACGCTATGAGTTCCGGGATAGGATGGCAGTTACTCAGTTGTTGGATTATGATTATGATCCAAATGCTACCTGCCCGAATTGGATTCATTTCCTTGGTGAGATATTACCCGATAGTGAGATACTGACGTTACAGAAGTATTTGGGTCTTGGTTGTGTGAATCGTGCCACTATGAGCCATAGGGTCGAAGAGAGTTTATGGATGATTGGCGGTGGCGGTAATGGAAAGACCACTATCACGAATGTCATATCAGGTGTACTTGGTGCTTGGAATATCAGCGTGGAGTCATTGAGTAATCTTGTCAGTGGCAATCCTGATGTAAGGGCGAGATTGCTTGCAGGAGTTGTCGGGCGCACGTTCAATATATGTGACGAGGTGCAGAGTTATGACATTACCAGGCATGAGGATGCTTTCAAGTCGTTATGTAGCGGTTCCCCTCAGACGATAAGGCGCATTGGTGGTGATTTCGAGATAGCGTATGATATTCCGTTCATGATATTCAGCATGAATAGGAAGCCGACGAATAGCAATCTTGATAAGGCAATGATGCGAAGGTTGGTATTCATTCCTTTCAGGGCGAAGGTGACGGATAAGGATATTCGACGTGACCTTGATTCGGTTCTGAGAAGTGAGTATTCGGGTATTCGTAACTGGATGATGCAGGGCTATTTGAAGTTGGCTGCTGATAATTTCTCTTTTGTCGGTGCTGGTGTCAGCGAGTCGCCAAAGCGTGAGTATATGATAGAGAATAAGCAGACTGTGAGGGTTTTCTTTGATGATAATGGTATCAGAGAAACGTTCCGTGTCGGCAATTTGGATGAAAAGCCAAAGATTGTGTTGGCAAATGCTCTCTTTCAGGAATATTGCCTTTGGTGTGACTCTATGGGCTATGAGCATGAGGAATTTAACGGATTCGGACGTGCCATGACTCGTATGGGTGTGAAGAAAGACCATAAGAACATCGGTAATATCTATTATCTGTTCTTTGATGATGATAAATTCGCTCATTTATATATTTAGGCTATGGCAGGAAAGTTGTATAAGTTTGACCCTGAGATATTCCCATTGAAGATATGGGTATGTATGAAGCCTGACTTGAAGAAGATGGCTGCTACCTTCGATATTATGGATGATGACTATCGTGGGTGGCATGAATGGGGTGATGACGAGATAGAGCCTTATTGGGGTGCTTGCAGGATTACGGTACGTGAGAAAAAGACTGGAGATACTGGTTGCTTGCTGATGTATATCGTGATGTCAGAGTTTACACCGGGTCAGGTTGCCCATGAGGTAAGCCATGCCTACGATGATTTTGTTGCCATGCTGAAAGTAGAGGCTGTTGGTGAGACAAGAGCTTACGTTACTGAATGGATGGTAGATAAGGTTTGGGATATTAAGACTGGAAAGATTAAGTGATATGACGCATAAGGAGTTTATAGAATACACGAAAGAGAAAGGTGCTGAGTTGGAGAAAAGCGCAAAGGCACTTCTCATTATCGAGGAATACGGCATTGATTCCGTCATCTTTGCCGAGGCGTATGAGGGTTTGCTGAAAGGGAAACTCGAATACTATCGTGTCATAATAGAGTATTATCAGAAAATGTATGATAATAGTTTCTGGTTCATGAAGCCGTTAGTGGCTAAGAAACTGCGAATGTTTGGCGCATTTCATAGTCATACTCTCTCAAAACTTGTCATTGCGACAATGTATAGGAAATATCAGTCAATGCAGATTGGAAAATAATTTTTATTCATCTTTAAATATTTACGATTATGGGAATTAGAGTTGGAAGAAGTAACCCGAAGCCGTTTAACGGCGATGCTTCTATTAATTTGCACGTAGGCAAACAGAAGCAGACTTACACAGAGGACGAGCGTAAGGCTCTTGTTGATTCACTCATGCGTCTGCCAAAGGACAAGATTATTCCTGCCCTTCGCAGTGCAGGCCTTGACAAAGAGGCTGACGAGGTAGAGCAGAAGTTCGCCCAGGAACATCTTGGCGAATTGCGCAAAGAGAAGGTTGCCGAAATTATGGCACTCCCTGAGGAAGAGCGTATTGCCGCTTTGCTTGATGCTGGATTCAATGAAGAGGCTGCTGCTGAGAGCAAGCGTCAGGCAGAGGCAAAGATTTGGTCTGCTGTCATTACGCTGCTGAATCAGTATAAGGTCATCGACATTACCGATGAAGCCACTCATGCCGTGCTTGAAAAGGCTTCTACTCCCGAAATGGGTAATGACGAGCGTGTATTGTTCCTGAACGAGAACGGCTTGGAAGCCCTTTCTGCTGCCTATATGGAGGCTATCGGTGGTAAGAGCCTTGAAGATATTGAGGCTCCATTGAAGGAAGCCGCCAAGGAAGCTGCTGCTGCTGAAAATGCAGGCGAGGGTGCTGGTGAAGGTACTGGCGAGGGTGCTGGTGTTGCCGAGAATCCTGAGAATCCCGAAACCGTCGAGACTCCCGACAATGGCGAGAAGCCAGTTGACGAGGGCGAGACTCCCACTGATGGTACTGGTGATGCCACTGAGACTGAGAAAAAGAAGGTTGGTCGCCCACCAAAGGCTGCAAAAGAGTAAAATAGTAGCGTATGGAAAAGAATTATGATGCACTGAAAGACCTGTCGCCTGAACAACTTCGGGCGCAGGTCAAGCTCTGCTTCAAGTTTATGGCACAATGCAAGGCTATACTTGATGGAGAGGATATTGACGACAATGCTGCAATCAAGTTGGTTGATCCATTCGGCAATTCTGACGATATGGAACTCTTCTACGCTTGTAAGAGTGCTGTCGATGACCCGACTCTTGCCGATGCTCTCGAAACTATCCGTATTCAGGATAAGAAGATTAACCGCTTGCAGAAGCGTTTGGCAAAGAAGCATGATGCGGAAATGATGCGTGTTGCATTGCGAGAGAATCCGCTTGCTGTTCTAAGAGTCAACCTTGGAGAGTTGAGACCAAGACCGATTCCGACTTTTTTTGAGGAACTGAAAAACTTCAAATTCCGTACTTCTGATAAAATGTTGGAAGAGATACGTCAATTTGCCCGTAAAATCAACGAGGGACCAAAGCCAAAGTATAAGAATAACGATAAGGTATTCTTCATGGCTGGCAATATCGTTAAGGAAGGTCGCATATTCGGTTTTGCCGAATCTGACAATAAGGGTTTCTACTATCGTCTGTATTCTCCAGATGGTCGCTACCAGTTGCGTGAGGAATGTCTATTCCCTTCGTTAGAGGATTTGTTTAATGACTTAAAGGAAAAACTCAATGGAGGCAAGCATTAATCCTATGGCTATCCCTTTCAACAAGGCAGAGAGGGTTAGCAACTTCAAGATTTGGCGCACCAAGTCAACGATTACCCGTGTTCCGACACCAGAAGAGCGTGAGGAAATCAAAAAGAAGAGTAATGGTACTCGTAAGGCAAAGTCTGTCAGCTATCCTATCGAGTGCATCCATATCAGTAACCTACTTGGCGGTTGGAGCATTTCTATTCCTCAGAGTATGGAAATGTTCGGCTACCTCACTCAGTTGTATGCCGACTGGAAGAATGAGGAAAAGACCAAGGAAGAGCGAGAAGGTTCTTTTAATGGCTTGCGTACCTTGCTGTCGAATATGCTGTATGTCACTTCCGTTGGTAACGGCTACTTCCATCATGGAGTAGAGATAGTTTCTGCCATCTACGCACGTCCTACTATTCTTGATAAGAAAGACGAAAAGCACGACTATCTTATCAATGATGTCAAGCGAACTTGCAAGGAATATCAGGAGTGGCGTGCCGCTTATGATGCTGAAATGGCAAAGCATGAGCCTACTGAGGAAGAATTGAAGCAGGACGAGATTGCAGAGCAAGCATCTGAGGTACTGGAGAAATAACGGCATGGTGTGAACCATGTACCGTTTGTTGTTGTTCTGACGAGGGAGTATCATTCGTGGTACTCCCTTTCTTTTGCACTTAAAAAGGAGGCCTGACCCCTGACACGGGCGGCCTCCTACCACGACTTGAAAGATTTATGCAAGAGATAGTGCTGCGTGATACGCACTATTTTTTATTAAGGCTTTCTTCTATTCTCTCCGCTTTCCTCTCTAAGAAATCAGCGTATAATGGGCATTTGATACATTTCAGAGGGAGATAGATGTTCACAGTATCGCCATTACCAGTTGTTTCTTGCATCTTAGCAAGTGCCTCTTGGTACTTGATGAACATATCACCACGCTCTTTAGAGCCTATTGCGAGTTTCTGAGCTGCCATAAGGATTTCTTTCAGCGATTCCTCACGGCTAATGAGTTCGATTTCCGAAAGTTTCTGTGGAATCATCACACCAGAACGCTGTCTTTGGATTCTCTGTTCAAGAACGGACTTGAATTTCTTATCATTGAGTATTCCGTCGCGAGTTGACATATTTTTTTCGATATTCCATACCTCACGTTCAGGATATGCGATATTATATGCGTCTGATTCTGAGTAGCCGATACTCAGCAAATCAGCCATTATCAGGCTTTGCGGCTCTACTCCTGCCGATTTCGCCTCTTTCTTCAATTTCTCTGTAAAAACCATATTACATCAAGTTTTGTTCAATAGTTTCTTCGTAACTCTTTCCTTTGATAGGCACTATGTAGCACTTACAATACGCATGGAATGGTGGGAAAGCCTCTACTTCGTTGATATAGTGGAATCCTACCATTGAATCGCACAAATCGCAAGGGTAATTGCTGCCTCTCAGAACATAGAAGCCTGCAATTTGCTCATTATCCTTCAATTCGGTGTACTTTTCGTGCATCCATGCCATATCTGCGGTAAGTCTGCCGAATGACATGACGTTATTAGCACCACTGGCAGAGTGACCTTTACCACCCTCATGCACACCTTTTTGCTGAATATAGTACGCTTTTGACTTCTTTTTGAACGCTGCAAGAATCTCAGGAGCCGTATATACGCTATGGAGAGTTGTCAGTATGCGGCTAACTGCTGTTACGGAATTGTTTCCGACTAATTTCTGTGCAGCAATCTGCGCTTCGAGGTCGTATGCGAACTGCATCAGCTTTCCGTGCAATGATGAACGCAAATCGTCGAATCCTTTGCTTTTCAGAAGCACCAACCAAGCCAGTAGAGCCTTTTTTCTTTCCTTATCCTTGGTGATATTCGTGGAATATTCCTCAATAAGAGCGTATATTTCATCCTCCAGATTATCAAGAATCTCATAGACTTCTTTCTTCAAGTCATTATTGGCAGAATACTCGAAGTTCTCAGGCGCAATATTGTATTTGTAGCAAACGAGCGTGATAGATTTCGCTGCTTGCTGCAATAATGCGTCGATAAGTTCTGATAGGTGGATTGCATTATCCGTTCTCTGACGTACAAACCTCTTTGCTGCGCTAATCTCTGATTGAGTTGGCGCAATGTAGAGGTCTGTGTCGAGGTTTATTATTACTTTTCCACTCATACCTACTGAGTATTAGAGATTAATGGTTGCGATTCCAGTTATCCCAATTATTACGACCTTCCCAATTGCCGTTCTCGTCATATCTGCGACCTGAACGATTGGTTCTGCCACGTCCACGACCAGTAGCGGACGAACCTTTGTGGGATTTCACTTTCTTTGTTTTCTTGTCAGTGGTCTGCTGATTGCCGTTAAGCTGATTCTCAGCCTTTGCAACCTCAATTTGCTGTTCGGTATTGATCTCCGAAAGTTGTTCCTGAGTCTCTACTTGCTGTACTGACTGGATTTCAAGTCTCTGTTCTTCAAGTAGAAGTTCCTGCTGTTGCTCTTCCTTCTTCTCACGAACGATGCGGTCCCACTCACGCGGTGTTGCGTACGGAGATTTCTCCGATGCGGTCTGCTTAGAGAGGAATCCGTTCTGAACTTGCATAGAGAGATTGGTAGTCAGCTCAGTCTCGTTCAGGTGAACGTAAGGCTTGATGAAGTG